GATCCACAGCAGGAACTTTTCACGAAAGTAAAATTAGCGGTCGAGGCCGTAATAGGGAAAGAAAACGTATATGATGGATTCTTGCCTCCGGAAGGCACACCTTATCCGTTTGTGTATCTTGGAGATGCGTATCAAGTAGATGACGCCAACAAGAGTGCTATATTTGGCACGGTGTCACTTACTGTACATGTGTGGCACAATACACCAGAGGAGCGCGGTACTGTATCAAGCCTTATGCTTAAGATTAAAGAGGCAGCAATGCAACTAAAGAGTGGGCATTATGCATGGGATTACCGCAACGGACAGACACGAATTTTGACAGATAATACTACTAAGCAGCCACTACTTCACGGAGTAGTAGAGCTGCGTTTTCATTTTAGTTAGGAGGAAATATGAATAAATTTAATTTACAGCAGTTCGCTGTTGCTGTATCGGGTAAGAAGATCGTATACCTATTCCGTCTTCTCTCTAAGGCGCAGAGCGAAACGGGGAGCTTATTGGCGTTTGTAACGGAAAACGGACGCACTAAGTCAAGAGATGCCGACACCACTGCGACTAAGGATGGCAGTGTAAGGACACCAGGAGCTGTTGAGACAGAGATTACATGCTCATCTCTTATGGCAAAAGGTGACAAGATGCTTGATAAGCTAGAGAGTGCGCTTGATTCTAACGAGATTATCGAGATTTGGGAGGCAAACCTCGAAGAGGCTGGAACAGGAACTAATAAGTTCAAGGGGGCATACTTCCAGGGTTATCTCACAGAGTTTGAGAAGACCTCTAACGCTGACGAGTCCGTGGAGGTCTCGCTTACGTTCGGCATCAACGGCACAGGCGTCAAGGGAGATGTGACAGTTACAACAGCACAGCAGGAGATGGCAAGCTACGTATTTAAAGATTCGGTAGCTGGAGCATAAGGATTTTAACTATGGGGTGGCGCAAGTCACTCCATTTTATTTTTAGTAAAGGAGAATAACAATGGCAGATATCATCATAAACGGAACATCTTATCCTTTAAAATTCGGAATGAAGTTTCTACGAGAGGTTAACAAGCGTAATGCGGTACCAGTAGAGGGCATGAAGGGTGTAACGGAAAACGTCGGCATGAAGTGGATGATTGCAGAGCTCATGGATAACTCTGTAGAGGCTCTTGCAGATGCTATCTTCACAGCTAATAAGACCGAGTCACCTAGATTGACTTTGCCCGAGATTGACGAGTTCCTGGATAGTGAAGAGACCGATATCGACGGAGTATTTAACGACGTGATAGGTTTTTTAGAGAAAGCCAATGCTACCAAGAGGCTAGTACAGGATATGAAGGATATGGTAGCGAAGAAGAAGGCGGAGATGGAACTGGAGGACGAGATCATCTAGATGAAGAGGCTTTGTATCATCAAGTGGCGATAGACTGTTTCAGATATTTCGGTTTTACCTCGTTTGACCAAGTGGATAGGCTGACTATCTACGAGTACAACATTCTGATTGAGGCGGAAAATCTTAAGCAAGTGGATAGGGACTATAGGAATCACCTACAGGCATACCTTAACTTCCAGGCAACCGCCAAAAAGAATGTCGGTAAAACGAAGCAGAAACCGGTATTTGATAAGTTTATTAAATTCTTTGATTATGACAAAGCAATTAAGAAGGTGCAGGGGAGTGAATCTAACAAAGGTCGATTCTCTGCCCTTAGTAAATTTCTGAAAGAAAGGAGGGCGGACGAATAATGGCTGAATCTTTTTCCGTAAAAGCAGTTTTATCGGCGCAGGATAAGAACATGTCATCGACATTCAAGAAGGTGCTCGGTACGACTGATTCTCTCGGATCTCGATTGAAAAGTGGTATCGGATTCGGTGCACTTATGTCTATAGGTGGTGGAGCAGTGCGATTCCTCGGTAACGAGATGCGTAATCTCATGTCGGAAGTCAACGAGACTAATAGTGCGTGGAAATCATTTTCCAATAACATGGCTATGTCGGGCATGGGTCAAAAGCAGATACGAGCCACGAAGAGGGACTTGCAAGCGTTTGCAGTTAAGACTGTATATTCTTCAAAGGATATGGCATCTACATTCGCACAGCTTTACGCAGTCAACAAGAAGACTACTACATCTCTTGTAAAAGGTTTCGGAGCAGTTGCTGCCGCGTCTGAAAACCCTAAGCAAGCCATGAAGACGATATCTACTCAGGCGACTCAGATGGCTGCAAAGCCAACAGTAGCATGGCAAGACTTCAAGCTGATGCTCGAACAGTCACCAGCAGGACTCGCTCAAGTAGCGAAGGCTATGGGCATGACGACTGCTGAACTCGTTAAGAATGTTCAAGATGGCAAGGTTAAGACCGAGGACTTCTTCAAGGCAATGGAGAAAATGGCTGATAACAAAGCCCTTATGAAACAAGCTCAGCAGTACAAGACGCTAGGTCAAGCTGCAGAGGGTTTGAGAGCAGTTATAGCATCAGGTCTAGCACCAGCATTCGACGCACTCACTAGAGGCGGAGTATCAATCCTATCGAGTATGATGGAGGGTATATCGAAACGGTTCGCAATCTTGAGTAACGCCTTCAAGGGTGTAGGTAAAGCGTGGGGCTCGGCATTTAGTGCAATAGGTAAAGAGCTTGATAAACTTAAGGCTAAAGATGGACTAAAGAACTTCGAGTCGGGAGCTAAAAGTGCGGCTAGTGCCATGAAGAGCCTAGCAAGTGCGGCCAAGGCTAACGCGAAACCTATAGCATACCTCATACACCACATACCAGAGCTTATAGAAGTATTTATTGGTTTAAAAATAGCCTTAAAGGCTGCTAAATACCTTGATGCGACAGCAAAAGGTGCGGAGGCTGCGGCAAGCGTGCTACCTAAAGTAGGTACAGCAGCTAAAGTGTCAGGTGCACAGATGCAGGGTTCTGCAAAAGCATTTATGGCTACAGGTGCGGGCGTTCTGATGATAGCTGCAGGGTTCTACATAATGGCTAAAGCCGCAGTAATGCTCGCTAAGTCGGGTAAGGGTGCTATAGGTGTATTCGCAGGAATGGCTGTTGCTATAGGGCTGTTCGGAGTAGGACTCGTAGCTTTAACAAAGGCTATGGGCGCAATGAATCCATCAAAGCTAAAAGCAATGTCGGTTGCAATGTTAGTGTTCGGTGCTTCTATAGTGCTATGTGCTGCAGGAATGTGGATACTGTCTAAGGCTGCTAAAACCATCTCCGATGGCGGAGGGTTAGCCGTTGGGGTGCTCGCAGGTATGGCAATAGCTATAGGGTTACTTGTAATAGCATTCGCTAAATTCGGACCCGCTCTTGATGCAGCAATCCCAGCAATGCTCACATTTGGCGCAATGGTGCTGATGATAGGTGCGGGCATATGGCTCGCAGCGAAGGGAATAGCAGCAGTAGTTACTGCGTTCTCAAGCCTAGTTGATTCTGTTACCGGACTCATTAACGTACTACCTACGGCGGCTCAATACGGCTTACAGGCAGCAGGTGGTATAGCTCTAGTCGGTGTATCGTGCATAGTGGCGGCTGCTGGAGCAATAGTGCTAGGAATAGCTATGATCGCATTCGGTGTAATGGCTCTAGCTACAGGAGCAATGCTAATCGGAGCTGGAGCAATGGCAATGGCGGGCGGTATCATGTTCCTATTATTCGGTATCATGGTAGGCTTGGCCGCGGTCGGCGTTGCAGTCCTTGCGTTAGCCCTTAAGGCGGTCAATTCGTCCATGAAGTCGATAGCCTCTAATGCGAGAACCGCAGCCTCGTCGTTATCAGTAATGACTAGCTCGGTTAGTCTTGTAAAGTCTGGACTAAAAGCAATAGGTGACTATGCTAGCTCGGCAATGAATAAACTCAAGTCGGCATTCAGTAATGCAGCATCGAGCACGGCAGCTGCAGGCTCGGCAGTCGGTAATAATTTCAACAGTGGTCTATCTAGCGGACTGAATTCCGCTGTAGCAAAAGCACGGAGTATATGCAATACCATCAAGAATGTTCTTAACTCTGCAGGTAGCGGAGCATACTCAGCAGGTGTATATATCGGTGCTGGACTTGCTAACGGTATGGCATCCCAGATAGGTAGGGTAAGGAGTATAGCTACGACTCTGTCTAATGCAGCGGACATCGCTATCAAGAAGGCACAGATTATTCGTTCGCCATCGCATAAGCAATTCGATAACGGTGCCTATATAGGGCAAGGACTTGTTAACGGTATCAAGAGCAAGATACAAGATGTAAAAGTTGCTAGCTCAAGGCTAGCAGGTGCATTCTCACCTCAGTTAGGCATGGTTGGTGTTGGCGGAGGTACTCTAGGACTATCTAACGATTACGAGTACAACTCTGTTGCGAGGTACGAAATCCACGTACATAGTGAAATCGACGGGCGAGAAGTTGCATATGCGACTGTTGACGATCTCACTGAGCTACAGGCGAGAAACGAGAAGAGAGACCGCAGACGAAAGGGAAGGTTCTAATCATGTATAAATTCACAGATACGATAAATAATCAGACCTCTGCGGTAAGGCCTAACGAGGCAATGTCGATTAACGGTAGGTATATCGAGGACATAATCCCTGGATATAGAACACTAACGGTACAGGGGCGGGAACTTCTCGCCTCTGACCTTACTACCGCGGAGATAGCCTCTAGAGATGGCTCAATCCTCAAGAATAGGCGATATCCGTCAAGGTCGATAACTATTACCTATCAGCTAATTTGTGCCGACAGCGGAGCATTTCGAACCGCATACGACAAATTGAATGAGTTACTTAATACAACCAATGCAAAGATTATATTTGCAGACCAGAACGACCGATTCTATATCGGAACTCCAAGGAACTGCGGAGACGTGCCAACAGGTCGCAACTCCGTAGTAGCTGATTTTGAGATACTTTGTCTAACACCGTTCAAATTCAGCACGAGCGAGTACACGGTACAAGCTATTAATGGAGTATTTAATGTTAACTACAACGGCACCGTTCCTAGTTCGCCTCTGTTCTCCGTTGATTTTGCACAAGCAAGGCATGGAGAGAGTGGCTACGTAGTGTTTTCGGATGCGCAGAGCCACGTTATACAGCTAGGTGACCCGAAGGAACTCGATACAACCTCCCATACGGAGAGTGAGACACTCATAGACGATAAGTTTAACGAGGCAACACTTGGAAGTTGGAGCAAGAATGTCGGCAAGTCGCACGAAGGACACCTATATCAAGGTGCGTGGCAGGTCAAGGAGTCGGGCGGTAAGTACATAACACCGCTGAATTACGGTACGAACACGAGCGCAGAGCTTAGCGGTCCATCTGTAACTAAAGAGATACCCGCTGATAGTTCGGGTGTTAAAGGTGCAAAGAACTTCGAAATGTCCTACTACCTCGTGTGGTCACTGAATGATAGCTGTGACCCTCGTTGCCTCGGAACATATGAGTGCATGATACACGACGACAGTGGTAATGTTGTTGCGGGAGTTGAGCTACTTAAATGGTACTCGGGCACTGCAGCGAATGCAAAGATATACGCAGGGGGCAAGTATGTACACTACTTCGAGTTTGATGCGGGGTACTTCTCCGATTGGTTCGGGTTCGGTTACTCAGGACATCCGCCAGTAAGGACTATATCAATTAATAAGATTGGCGATCAGTTCCGATTTAACATAGCGGGTCGCATTTTATCCTACACGGTGCCAGAAGGCAAGGACATGAAGGCAACTAAGGTTACATTTGCCTCTACCAAGTATAGAGGTATGGACGATACCTACCCGCCTATGCTTAACTATCTATTCTGGATGAAGTTCAGAAAGACCAACGTTGAGAAGTTCGATGACATCCCTAATAAGTTCGCTAGGGGCGATAATCTCGTAGCTGATTGCTCTGACGGTTCTATAAAGGTTAATAACCTTCCTAGACCAGATTTAGGGGCTCTAGGCAACGACTGGGAGACATTGAAGTTAGTACCAGGGCAGAACAGAATAAACTTTGCTTGTTCTGCGTTCACAACGGATAAGCCTACCGCAAAGCTGACCTATAGGGAGGTGTTCCTATGATTATCTACTTTGCCGATAGGAAAATGCAGATACTTGGGCAAGCATCCACTAATCTTAATGACGGTATTTTCATCGTCGACGATAGCAAGACCGAGTATGTATCTAACGGAGTTGTTATATTCGAGGCTACTGTATGCTATGGCGATACCGCTGTAAAGGATATGCGAAAGCTCTGTACAGCGGGTAATTATTTACTTCGCAAGCATAACGCAGAAAACGAGTTTTACACCATTATCGACCGAGAGTTCAACGAGGAGAATAGGGAAGTCACCCTATACTGTGAAGACGCAGGAATGGACCTCTTGAACACCATTGCCGAAAAGTACGAGGCGTCTCAAGCGTATACCGCTGTCGGATATATTGAAGAGTGGATACGTGGTACAGGGTTTGAAATCGGAGTAAATGAAATATCGAACCTAAAACGCAAGCTAAAGTGGGACGGGGAGAGCACCGTAGCCGAACGTATCGCATCAATTGCGAATCAGTTCGATAATGCAGAGGTGTCCTATTCGTTCGAAGTCGAGGGAATGGCTGTAAAAAGGCTACTAATTAACCTCTGGAAGAAAAGAGGCAAGGACGCGAAGGTACAGCTCCGTCTTGGTCGTGATGTAAAGAATATACGCGACAAAGAGTCCGTACAGACCCTCGCAACAGCATTGCGAGTTACGGGCGGAACTGCAGAGGGTGGCAGTGAGCCTATAACACTAGAGGGGTATAGCTACGATGATGGTGATATACACACAGACGGCAAACTACTCAAGTCGAGGAGCGCAGTAGCTAAATGGGGAAGTACCTGGAGCAACGGCAAGCATATTGAACGTACATATAGTTTCGAAACTACATCACAATCAGAGTTATGTGCTCATGCGGTGACGGAACTTAAGAAGTTATCTAGTCCGACAAAAACATACGAGGTCGATATAGTAACTATGCCCGACAACCTATCTATAGGCGATATAGTCTATATTGTGAGTGACAAGGGAGAGTTATATATATCAAGTAGACTGCTCGAGCTCAAGACCTCTGTATCGGGCAAAAAGATTGAGGCTAAACTAGGCGACTTCGTAGAGGAGGATAGCGGGATTGATGACCAGGTTAGGTCACTCGCTGACAAGCTAGCGAACATTAACACCTCGCCAGGATCAACAGCGAGTACTTTAAGCCTTGCCGTTGAGAGCTCCAAGGGGGTAGTGTTCACGGACACTCTAGTTGATACGACTCTTACGGCTCATGTATACAAGGATGGGCGAGAGTTAACCGCTAGCGAAGTAGCTAACGTAGGCAAGGTTGTATGGTATAAGAACGGAGTCAAGGCGCATGAGGGTACATCCTATAGGGTGCAGAACGTAGAGGCGGCGAGAGTATCCGCTCAGTTGGAGGTGTAAATGGAGATATTGGCAACAGATAGCATAGACCTTACCTCGATTAAGTCGGTAAATGACAAGGCAATCGAGGCGGCAAAGACCGCAACGGATTATATGAAGTTCGAGGCGGGTACTGGGCTTGTCGTGTCGAAGAATGCGAAGTCGAACGAGGGGGCATCTACAGTGCTCACTGATAATTCGTTACAGATTCGAAAAGATGGTAAGAAAAGCGCTGAATTCGCTGAGGATAGAATCAGCTTTTACGAACAAGACAAAAAGCTAATTGATATCAAGAGCATTAAGGATGCACGAGACGGCGACTACAACATTAAGGGCGCATCGATTGACTGCGGAGGCACTGGCGCTGTGAACGTGTTCGCAAATGACATAGTGAACCAAGGATTACACGCAGCGTTTACCGCTACAGCAGGGTCATATAATTACGACACCAATACCTCTAGGTTCAAATCGGCGGCCGCAGACCTTACATCGATTAGTAAATCGGGCATAACCTCCCTTATTGTAGAGAGCGACGGCTCCAGGGCGGACGGTGTAATCGCTAGTCTGTCGTACTCCAATAGGCTAGATGGCATTATCGAGCCTGTAATAGAGTTCGACAACAAGGGCACCGTTATAGCTAGGGCGGTGCGAGCTGACTCTATAGAGGGACTATACGAGGATTCCCAAGTAACTGCGGGCGGTGTTGTGTGGAATGTTCGCAAGTATGCTGACGGTACTGCTGTTGCAGAAGCTGAGTGGTCGGGTACAGTATCTGCTGCGAATCCTTGGGGGCCTGTATACTACTCAGGCGGTACGAAGACAGACTTACCTCCAGGCCTCTTCATTTCCACACCACTAACAAGTGTAGAGATTGAGGCACCAGATGGTGAGCTGTGGACAACTCGCAAGATGTCTACAAAAGACTACATAGGTGGAGTTTATTACGTATCGATGAGTAGGCTCTCTAGGGTAGACGCAAGGATACTCTACCGAGCTACAGGAAGATGGAAGTAATTCCGCTCGGCAATTAATTCTAGCACCGCATCTGCGGTGCATTTTTATTGAAAGGAAAAAGCTATGAAACCAGAATTAGGACTTACGGTGTTAAAAAACCAGGGGGAAGATAGGTGGAAAAATATATGTGGATAGTGCCAATCTTTTCAACCCTATTGGGCGGTAGCGTAATGAGTTTTGTTCAATTCCTTGTCACAAGGCATGACACAAAAAACAAGAATCTAATACCAAGAGAGGAGTTTGACAACCTTGTATTGCTGACACTTGCACAAGTTCAAGCGAGATTGGTATTAAATGGCGATAAATTTTTACGCAGAGGTTCAATCACAGCTAGAGAGCGTGCGATGTACTTTGATATTTACAATAGGTATCATTCGATGGGTGGAAATGGCTATGCAGAAGCTATATATAAAGATGTTATGGACTTGCCAATTAGTGACATTGGAATTGATTTAAAGGAGATAAATTATGCAGATTAACTGGAAACAAAGATTTAGAAATTATGGGTGGACACTAACATTTATGTTAGGACTAATTGCGATGTTCTATCAAGTAGTTAAGGTTTACCATGCTGCTAAAGACGGAATACCGCCACAAGAACTACTTGAAGAAACAGCTAAAATGCTTGCCACGTTGCTAGTGAATTTAGGTATTCTTACAGACCCTACTACAAAAGGGTTTAAGGATAGCGCAAGGGCAATGAGTTATGGAGTGCCAACAGATAAATTAAATACATCAGCAATCGAAAAGGGATTAAGAAATGCGGAGGTGCTAGATAATGGGGAAGCGAGAGCAGATAGTTAATACAGCAATACGTTACAACGGAATGCCATTTCAAGGTGGCTCCCATAAAACTCTAATCGATGAGTTTAACAAACACAAGCCAGATGGTTGGGCTATGACTTATACGGCTAACTTTTGTGCGGCTTGTGCCTCGGCAGTAGCTTATTTATGCGGAGTAGGTGACGCCTATCCTTGCTCTGCTAACGTAGGCACAATCGTAGCCAAGGCGCAGAAGATGGGCATTTGGGTAGAGAATGACGCATATGTACCAACTACGGGCGACTGGATCATATACGCATGGAATGACAGCGGAAGAGGTGATAACACTACAGGCGCTAGTCATGTTGGTATTGTTGTATCAGCAGACAGCAAGTATATCAACGTATTTGAGTTCAATATCCATAATAACCACTCGACTGGCTATAGGCGAATCGCGGTAAATGGCAGATTCATTAGAGGCTTTGTCGTTCCGAAGTTCCAATCGTATGGTTGGATACAAGACAATCGCGGCTATTGGTTCAAAAAGAAGGATGGCTCTTATTATAAAGCTGAATGGCAGAAGCTCGACGACGAGTGGTATTACTTCGACTCAGACGGCTATGCTGTTACGGGTTGGAGGCAGATCAATGGTAAGTGGTATTACTTCAACTCTGATTGCAAGATGCAGACAGGTTGGATAAGCCTTAGCGGTCGTTGGTTCTGCCTTGCATCAGACGGGAGCCTATACACTAGCGGAGTGCATGAGATTGACGGCAAGTCGTACTACTTCGACAGCGACGGAGTAATGCATACTGGATGGGTCAAGGTCGGCGACGATTGGCAGTACTTCAAGGACGACGGCACCCGTGTTGATAAGGGCATAGTCAAGGGCGATGCGGTGTACGTTATCAAGGACGGTGCTCTAGTTACCGATGATAAGGTAACCGTAGAGGCTGACAAGGATGGAGCAATTAGTGTTATGTAATTGAGCGGGCGAGGTAGTCGCCCATATGAGAAAAGCGAGTCCATTATGGGCTCGCTCTTTTTTTATGCTGCTTTTATTATTTCTTTTGGTGAAAGAGAATAATATAGTTCGTTTTCTATATCCTGGCTGTCTCGCTCGTATAACACAATCGCTCTGCCTTGTGTTGCTGACGTCTTTATCTTGCTGATCGCGTTTTCTTTTGTTTCAAATCCGCCTATCCTTACTCCTTTTTCATAATCTCCAGTATAAGGGATGGATGATATTCCGTCGCTGTCTTTTATGAACCAATATACTGTATAGTAGCTATCTCCGTTAGGTCTGATTCCATACCAGCAATCTAGCGAGTTCAAATATTCTTTGCAGTTGATTTTCTTTGTAATTTCGTTTAACAT